CGAAGCATCGCTCCGTCATTCTCGGCCAGCGCGGCATGAACGTGACGGGCGAGCCGGTCTACAAAGGCGCGTTCGTGCGGGCGCTGCACGAGGTGCCGCTGGAGTATGACCCGCGGCTGCCACTGGAACAGGGGATGGATTTCGGCAAGCATCATCCGTGCGTCATCTGGCGGCAGGTGTCGCCGCTCGGGCAGGTGCGCTATCTCGGCGGCATTCTCGGCCAATCGCTCTATCTGGACGACTTCCTTGACCTCGTGCTGCGCTACCGGGCGCAGTGGTTCCCGAATCCCGTGGCGGTCAAGGAATGCTGCGACCCGGCCGGCGCGAGCAATCCGATCGGCGTCGACATGAGCCAGATCATGCGGGCGAAGGGGATGCGGCCGGTGTATCAGCAGGACAGTAACAGCCCGATGATGCGCCTGGCGGCCGTCGAGCGGCTGAGCGCGCACATGCGGCGGCGAGCGGCCGATCGCCAGGAAGCCTTCGCCATTAACGCAGACCCGGAGCGGTGGCTGACGGTGAGCGAGACGAGCACGAATCTCGACCGCTTCCTCTCGGATGGCTTCGAGGCGGGCTATGTGTGGGACGAGCACATGGTCAGCGTCGGCAACAAGCAAGTCAGGAAGCCCAAGGCTGACGGGTGGTATGAGCACGGTCAGGTCTGCACGCAATATCTCGAGCTGAACTTCGGCAGCGCGCCCGCGAAGGTCAAGCCCGTCGAGAAGTCGGCGCCGCCGCGCACGTTCCACGGCGCGACGGGCTGGATGGGCGCGTGGCTGCTGCCGTTGGCGCTGGCTGTGCTAGGATACGCGGCATAACCGTGAGCGGCATCCAGTTCCACAAGCACCGCATCGTGCCGGGCCACATGGGCGGCACCTACGACGCGCACAACGTCGTCAGGGTGAACGTGGCGATGCACGCGTTTCTGCATAAGTGCCTCTGGGAGACTCATGGGCGATGGCAGGACCGCATCGCATGGCAGGTGCTTTCCGGCATGATTTCGAAAGAGGTTGGACGGATTCAGGCTGTGTCCGAGATGGGTAAGGCGCGCTGGGCGAATGATACGAATTACCGTGAAAAGATGCGGTATGCGCAATCGAATCTGTCGCCGGAATCGTCTCAGCGCCGCTCGGACACCTCAAAGGCGCGATGGACTGACCCCGCCTTTCGATCCAAGGTAGTGCTAAGGCCGCATCTCTCTTGAAAGGCAAGAAACGGGCGCTAGGTTACAGGCACAATGCTGAGGCGCTGGCGAAGATTGGCGAGGCCTCTCGGTCGCAGTGGGCGTCTTTTTCGCTAGAGAAGCGGCAGCGCATCATTGATGCTCGTCGAGCTTCTCGGATGCGCAAGGTGCATTAATGTTTAGGCTGCCGGACCTTCCCAATGCGGGTTATGCCACTCAACGGGAGCGCGAATTAACGGATTGCGTGATGGATTTCATGCGCCAGACCGAGCGCAATCGGCTGCTGCTGCTGACCATCGTCATCGAGGGCAAGGGGAAGTGGCGCAAGATGGCCGGGAGCATCTGGCGCGGGCTGCGGGTCGGCGAGGACCATCAGTTGCTCGACAGCATCTACGACTACTTCACGCTCCAGGCGTGCCGGCCGGGGACGCAGCGGTTGCTGCTGGCGGCGCAGCGGAATCCCGACAAGTGGCGGGAGATTGTGCGGATCGTCATGCCGCATCTGGAGAAAGAGCGCGAGACGCTACGGTTGGCGCAGAAGTGGGGCGTCCATTGAGCGGCGGCTGGGCACAGGCGCGAGTTGATGCGGCACGCGACGAGCGCACCACTGCGCAACTCAGTGCCCGCGAACGCTCGAAGGTCACCGACGCGATGATCGACCAGATTGGCGCGTTGACGCAGGCGAACAATCAGCTCTATGCCCAACTCGTCGCGGTGGACGAGCGCGTGCTGCGATTGGAGCGGGCGGCCGATGCGTCCGAGGCCGTCGAGCGGATCGATGCGTTGGAGCGCGCCGCGGGTGTCGCCAACACGCGCATGTTCTGGGCGCGGTTGCGCTGGCTGTTGATCGGACGCTGATGCCTGACCGCGGCGCCCCGGACCCGATCATCGCGGAAGCCCGCAAACGCTGGATGAAGTGCAGCGAAGCGGAAGATCCACAACGGAAGCGCATCATCGCGGCCAAGAAGTTTCGCGCCCTCGACCAGTGGCCCGCCGCCATCAAGTTGCAACGCGAAGGCGCCGGCAGCATCGCCGGCCAATCCCCCCAGCCGCCGCGGCCTTGCCTCGTCGTGGACCGTCTCAGCCAGCCCGTGCGGCAGGTCAGTAACACGGTCAAGAATGCGGACTTCGGCTTCGATGTGATGCCGGTCGGGCAGGGCGCCGACGTCGAGACGGCGGAGATTTTCAAGGGCTATCTTCGGCGCGTGCAGAACCAGGCGCGGGGCGAGTCGCCGATCGAATGGGCGGCGGATGGGGCGATCGAGGGCGGGATCGGCTGGTTCCGGCTGCGCACGGACTTCGTGCATCAGACGTGGGACGGCGTGCCCGACGAGGCGGTGTTCGACCAGGAACTCGTGATGGAGCGCATCGCGAACAACCTGACGGTCTACTGTGACCCCTCAGCCGTGCGGCCGACGCGCTCCGACGCGCAGTTCATGTTCGTCATCGAGGACATGGACCGCGACGAGTTCGAGCGCAAGTATCCCGACGCAGACCTTCGCGGGCTGGAGGAGTTTTCCTCAACCGGCGACATGCAGGGCTGGGTCAGCGACGATGTGATTCGTCTGGCTGAGTATCACCGCGTCATCTACCAGGATCGGCCGTTTACGTGGCTGACGGACGGAACGATTCTCGAGGGACCGGCGCCGAAGGGTGCGGACGTGCGCATGTCCCGCGTGATGCGCGTGCCGTCGGTGAAGATCGACCTCATCAACGCGGTGCAGTCGCTCCAGAAATTCGAGTGGGCCGGCTCGCACATCCCGCTGATCCCGGTGATGGGCGAGGAGTTGAACGTTGACGGCAAGCCGGTGCTGCGCGGCATTATCGAACTCGGCATGGACGCGCAGCGCATGGTGAACTACACCTACAGCGGCGCGATTGAGATTTACGCGCTGGCGGGCAAGAAAGCGCCGATGATTCCCGGCGCGTCAATTCAGAACTACAAGGCGATTTGGGACACGCGCAACATCATCAACTATTCCTACCTGCCCTACGACCCGTGGGACGATCAGGGCCGTGCGCTCCCGCAGCCGACGCTGGACACGACGGACGCGCCGATTCAGGCCAGTGTCGCGCTGATGCAGGTGTCGGAAGAAGCGATCAAGGCGTCGACCAGCACGGGCGATGCGAGCCTCGGCAACACGAATCCGAACGAGCGCAGCGGGCGGGCGCTGGCGGAGCTCAAGAGCCAGTCCGACCTCGCGAACAGCAACTATCCCGACAATGTGCGCCGGGCCTACATCTATGCCGCCGCGTTGATGCTCGAAGTCATCCCGAAGATTACGCGCGTCGGGCAGATCCTGCACATTCTCGGCATGGACGATGAGCCGAAACAGGTCATGGTCGGCCGGCCGTTCAAGGCGGGGCCGAACGGGGTGCCCGAGGCCGCGCCGGAGGACGTCACGCCCGAAGTCGCGAAGATGAAAGAATCGTTGTGGAACTTCTACGACCTCAACAACGGGACGTATAACTGCACCGTGACGATGGGCAAGGCGACGGCGACCAGGCAGCAGGAAGGCGCAGCAGCGCTGGGCGACTTGCTGCCGCATCTGCCGCCGGAGATGCAGGCGAAGATCATTCCCGATTACATCAAGCAGTTGTCGTTCCCGGGTGCGCAGGCGATTGCGGAAAAACTGGCGCCGCCGACGGACGGCCAGCCGTCACCGGAGCAAGCCGCCGCGATGGTGGCGCAGTTGCAGGAAGAGAACGCGCAGCTCAAGCAAGCGGCTGAGGGGAACACGATCAAGGCGCAGACGACGTTGCAGAAGGCCGAGCAGGACAACACGGCGAAAGTGGCGGTGGAGCAGGCACGGATCGAGTCGAGCGAGCGGATCGCCCGCGAGAACAACGAGACGAAGCTGGCGGTGGCTGAATTGGGTGCGCTCGCCAAGCAGTTGCAGGACACGCTCGCCATGTTTGCTGCGGAACGGTCCCGTATCGGCGTCCAGGGTCACGAGGTTGGCATGACCGCGATGGGTCAGGAACACGAGCGGGCGATGGCGGAAGCGGGCCACGCACGGGCGATGGAGCAGGGCGACGTGCAGGCCGCGCAGAGCGCCGAAGCGGCAGAAGCGGAACGGGCGCACCAGGCGGAAATGCAGTCCGAGGCGCAGCGTGCGGCTGCGGAACAGTCCGCACAACGGCCGGCGAAGCCGTAACCTTGACACGGGGGCTATACTTGCAGGTATACGCATGAGCGGCGAAACACCCGACGCCAACGCACAGGTCAGTCACGAACAGGACGGCCGCGTGCTGAGCGGTGTCGGCGTCTCGGCGGAGCGATTAGCCGAGACGATGGAGCGGCATGCGCCGGAGTCGGCTACGCCCGCTGGGACCGAGGCGTCCCCGACGGTAGCCTCGGAAGGGGGCGCAGCTGCTCCGGCGCCAGACGCCAAGCCGACCCGCGGACAACAGCGTTTCTCCGAACTGGCGAAGGCCCGCGATGCCGAGAAGGCCCGCGCCGATGCCGCCGAAGCCCGTGCGAAGGAGTTGGAGGCCCGC